TGACCGAGACCGAGGAATGCCGAGCACTGCGCGCCGAGCTGCTGCTGCCCTGGGGTGTGGACTTCGACCAGGTCACCGTCGCTCGAGGAGACAGCAACAGCGCAGGCCGGCGAGGCATCGCCTCCAGCGTCAATGAGCTGATGAATCGTGCAGTCGCCCGCGAGCTCGGCAGGAGTCGCAGCCCTTGCCCGCTTCGCCCACCGTACAAGGGACCGGGCAGCGTCAAGGCACGCGCCCGCATCATGTCGTCGGCCTGCATCGAGGGGCGCCTCTACGTGCATCAAGACTGCCAGCGGCTCATCCACACCTTCCGTCACTGGATGGGAGGTGAGAAGCTCAAGCACCCCTTCGACGCCGCGGGCTATATCTGCGAACATTGGCTCTCGCCGGTCACAAGGTCCGGCGCCCCTTACACACTGGTGAGATGATGAGCGACTACGACGAGCAGGACCGCGAGACATACGACCGACGCGAGGAGCAGCTGCTCAGAGAGCGGATGCTGGATGGTCAGCACACCGACGACATCGTCAACGAGATACTCCGGGACTACGCTCCAGAAATCGCGGCAGAGCTGACCCTGAACCCCGATTTATCAGAAAATACCTTTAGAATGGTGCTTTCGCAGCTCGCAATATCCTACGACGAGGCGCCCATCGTCAGCGCCGAGGGTGTGGAGGACTTCGACGCCATCATCACGCCGTCGATCTGGCCGAAGATGCAGCAGCGCGACCTCATCACGCGAGGCCTGCGCGAGTGCTTCGTCCGTCTGGACTGGCCCAGCTCCGACAGCGCCGTCCAGGAGGTGACCTATCGAGTCGTCGCGCCAGGTCACATCATGAAGTGCATCGCCCTCGAGGGGCAGCCCGACCGGCCTGGATGTCTGACCGAGCGGCGGATGCGCACGAGACTCGACGAGGCAGGCAAGCCAGTGCGCGTCGAGACCTTCGAGACCTGGGACGTCACCGGGGACGAGCCCGTTTTCCGCATCGAGGAGGAGGACGAGCGGGGGGACAAGGTCGACCGGACCGCCCTGTACCTCGAAACTAACGAATACCCTTACAAAGACGACGAGGGCGGCCCGATCTTCCCCTATGTGATGTACCACGCGCAGATGCAGGACCGGCTCTGGGATTACAAGGCCGGCATCGAGCTGGTACGTGGCACGCTGCGCCTCGCTGTCGGGTATACGGCATGGTGGGACGCATTCAATAACTCCGCCAACCCTCAGCGCGTCGCCATCGACCTCGACCTGCCAGCCGGCCAGACTCAGACCCTCCAGCAGTCGCGCAATGTGGAGACCATCACCGCAGGGCCAAAGACGATCCTCAAGTTCAGCAGCCAGCGCGACGGGACTGGACGTATCGACACATACCCGCCCGGCCTCTCGCCGATGGACGGGATGACCTCGCTACGAGCCTACGCCGAGCGCTTGGCCGTTTTCGCTGGGCTCAACCCTGGCGACTTGATGGCCAGCGGCAGCCCGCAGTCGGGCATCTCCATCATCGTCAGCAGGGACGGACAGCGACGAGCACAGCAGAAGGCGGAGCCCG